TGCATTTGATAGTGCAGCTCTAGACTCCTCAGACGGAGCCTTCATTGCAAAATATCCAGGCTCTCTTGGTAACTCACTAGGTGTATCAATTTTTGGTACTGCTACTGGAGAAACTGATGACGCTGCCACGAAGACAACTGCATTTGGCGCTTGGACGTTCAACGATAAATTTGACGGCATTCCAAATACATCACCATCAATCGCTGCACTAGATGGTGTGAGCGATGAGATTCACGTTGTCGTATACGACAAAAAAGGTGATATCACGGGTAGTGCTAATACAGTACTAGAAACATTCCCGTATGTATCTGTTGCATCAAACGCTAAGAATGCTGATGGTTCATCAAACTACTATAAAGAAATCTTGAGAACTCAATCTGATTGGGTATATGCGAGTGGTCATTTCCACGACACAGGTTTTGTACAAGACAGTGCTGGAGATGTTCTATTATCAAAAGATTTTGCAAATAAAGCTACATGGCATACTGCTGCTACAAAAGGTACTGTAAAGAACTTTGCAGCTAGTACAACCCGTGGTTCTCAAGTTGATTGGGGATTCACTGGAGGTCTAAATGACTCATCTGGCGAAGCATTACCTAAATCGGCAATCGTTCGTGGTTTTACTAAATTCAATGATGCTGATAACATCGAAATTGATTTCCTAATTGCACCGTTCTCAAAGACTAACGCTGACGCAAAGACTATTGTTAACGACTTAGTCGCAATAGCGGGTTCGTCTCGTAAAGACTGTGTTGCAGTTGCATCACCATCTTTTGATGCAATTACGGCGGGTACTAATACTGCTGTTATCACCAACAACAAAGAATATACCAAGTCATCATACTTGGTTCAAGACAACAACTTCTTGAAAGTCTTTGATAAGTACAATGATAAGTATATCAAAATTCCTGCTTCATCTTCAACTGCGGGTCTCATGGCTGCAACCGACTTAGTCGCTGCACCTTGGTTCTCACCTGCTGGTGCTAGACGTGGTAGATATCTTGGTGTTACTGACATCGCTCTTTCTCCGACTAAGGCAGAAAGAGATGCATTGTACAAGGTAGGCATCAACCCAATCGCAAACATCCCAGGCGAAGGTATCATCCTTTATGGGGATAAGACTAACGAATCAAGACCATCTGCATTTGATAGAATCAATGTACGTAGATTGTTCCTTGGTATCGAAAGAGCAATTGGTATTGCTGGACGTAATGTAATGTTCGAATTCAATGACGAGTTTACTCGTGCAGAGTTCGTGAACATTGTTGAACCTTTCTTACGAGAGATTCAAGGTCGAAGAGGTATTACAGACTTTAAAGTTATCTGTGATGAGACCAACAATACTTCCGCAGTTGTCGCCCGTAACGAATTTATTGCAAACATCTTCATCAAACCAGCACGTTCAATCAACTACGTAACTCTAAACTTCGTAGCTGTTAGAACTGGTGTTGACTTTGAAGAAGTCGTTGGCACAGTATAAGGAGTATTGAAAAATGGCAATTTTAGGCGTAGATGATTTTAAATCAAAACTCAGAGGGGGCGGTGCTCGCCCTAACCTGTTCAAAGCGACAATTAACTTTCCTGGCTATGCGGGGGGAGATGTAGAACTTACATCCTTCCTTTGTAAGGCAGCACAGTTACCAGCGTCGATTATGAACGTATTCGAAGTACCTTTCCGTGGTAGACAGTTGAAAATGGCGGGTGACCGTACATTTGAACCTTGGACGGTAACTATCCTTAATGACACCGACTTCGTCATTCGTAACGCTATGGAGCGATGGATGAACGGTATCAATGGTCATCAATCAAATACTGGTCTGGTTAATCCTGTGGATTACCAAGCAGACTTGATTGTTGAACAGTTGGATAGAGACGGAGAATCTGTAAAAACTTATAACTTCCGTGGTTGTTTCCCAACTAATGTCAGTGCAATTGATGTTAACTACGAAACTAACGATGTTATCGAAGAGTTTACAGTAGACTTCCAAGTACAGTACTGGGAATCTGATACCACTAGTTAATCTAGTTATAGATAGAGGGGTAAGGGAATAGTCCCTTACCTCTTTATTATAAGCATTTGAAGGTAATTACATGGCAGAACAAGACAACAGTATTCTCAAACTTTTTGGTTTTGAGCTCAAAAGGCAAGAAAAACAAGAGAAAGAGAAAGACAAATTAAAGTCGATTGTTGCTCCCACCGATGATGATGGTGCGGGGTATGTTACTGCGTCTGGTAGTCACTATGGTCAATACATTGACATGGAAGGCAACAAGGCAAAGGACAACCAACAACTAATTGTCAAATATCGTGGTGTCGCAACACATCCTGAAGTCGATGCTGCAATCGAAGATATCGTAAACGAATCAATCATTGGTTCTGAGATGGATATCTCATGTGAAATCAATCTGGACAAAGTAGAAGCTCCAGACAATATCAAAAAACAAATGACCGAAGAGTTCAACAACGTCTATGGTATGTTGAAGTTTACTGAACTTGGTCATGACATATTCCGTTCATTCTATGTTGATGGTCGTATCTATCACCACCTCGTAGTGAATGAATCAAATCTAAAGGCAGGTATTCAGGAAATTCGTCCTATTGATGCCGCCAAGATTCGTAAAGTAAAAGAAGTAAAACACGAAAAAGACCCTGTCACTGGCGCAAAGGTGGTCAAACAGGTAAAAGAATTTTATATCTTCCAAGAGAAAGCAGGAACCAATCAAGGCGTAAGACTTTCTCCAGATAGTGTTTCATATGTCTCTAGTGGTCTGTTAGACCCAAGTAAGAAACAGGTTGTGTCCTACTTACACAAGTCATTGAAACCAATTAACCAATTACGCATGATGGAAGATTCACTTGTAATCTACCGTCTTGCACGTGCGCCTGAACGTAGAATATTCTACATTGACGTGGGTAACATGCCACGTAATAAATCAGAAGCGTACATGAAAGACATCATGTCTAAGTATCGAAACAAGATTGTTTACGATTCTAACACTGGACAATTGAAAGATGACCGTAAGCACATGTCAATGCTCGAAGACTTCTGGTTACCTCGTAGAGAAGGTGGTCGTGGTACAGAGATAAGTACATTGCCAGGCGGTGAGAATCTTGGCCAGATTGATGACATCCTGTACTTCCAGAAGAGACTGTATCGTTCATTGAACGTACCAGTATCTCGTTTGGAACAGGAAGCACAGTTTACATTAGGCCGTTCGACTGAAATTTCAAGGGATGAAGTTAAGTTCCAGAAGTTCATTGACCGTCTACGTAAACGTTTCTCTACGTTGTTTACTGGTATACTCAAGAAACAACTCATACTGAAAGGTATTATCACCGAACAGGATTGGGATGAGTGGAAGAGTTTTATCACAGTAGACTTCCAGAGAGACAACCACTTTACTGAGTTAAAGAATGCTGAACTGTTACAAAACAGACTACAGACTCTTGACCAAGTATCTCAGTATGTGGGTGAGTACTTCTCCCGTGAGTGGGCAATGAAGAACGTAATGATGATGTCTGATGAGGACATCGAAGAAATGAAAAAACAAGTCGAAGGCGAAAACTCCGTTGAAGACGAAGATGAGGAAATCTAATAATGAGTGAAGTAGAAAATCAAGAAGTTGAAACCGTAGAACCTACTGCGGTAGAAGAACTAATCAATCAAATCGCTGATGGTGACTTGAGTAAGGCTGAGGGTTCTTTCCACTCTCTTGTCCAAGATAAGATGGTAGATGCACTAGAAGCGCAACGTATTGCGACTGCACAGGCAATCTTTAATGGTCAAGACGATGATGTTGAGGATATCGAAGACGAAGAAGTCACATTAGAAGACGAAGACGATACGTCAGAAGATGAAACAGACATTGAGACAGAAGAAGAAGTTGAAGAAGTTGACGGTGACGAAGAAGAAGTCATCGAAGACGAAGAAACAACAAATTAAGTCGTTCTATAAAACTTTATTTGTATAAATAATACTATGAAAAGTTATAAAGACATTTTATCTGAACTCAATGAACGCAAAGGTGTTCTTGACAAAGGTGAACTAGTACTTAATAAAAAAATTAAACGAATTCCCGTACAGATTTATAAACAGTCTAAGGGGAATCTTCCTTTTGTGGCATATGTGGATGGCGATAAGTTAGATGCATTTAAATCACAGAAGGACGCAGAGAAATCTGTCAATCAAGTAATAAAGGAATTAACCTAATGAAGTTAATTACAGAATTTACCGAAAACGAAACTCTACAGTGTATCGTAGAGAAGAAAGAGAATGGCGAAAAGAACTACGTCATCGAAGGCGTTTTCGCACAGGCAGATAAGAAGAATAGAAACGGACGTGTCTACCCCAAACCAATTATGGAGAAGGCGGTAGGTAAGTACGTAAAAGAACAAGTATCTAAGAAACGGGCAGTAGGGGAACTAAACCACCCCGAAGGGCCGACAGTTAACTTAGACAAAGTTTCACACCTCATCACAGACCTCAAGTTTGAGGGAAATGATGTGGTTGGAAAGGCACAAATATTGGATACTCCAATGGGTAAGATTGTTAAAGGTCTTCTTGAAGGTGGTGTACAATTAGGTGTGTCAACTCGTGGTATGGGTAGTCTTGAGAATCGAAATGGCGCAATGGTCGTTAAAGACGACTTTATTCTTAGTACGATTGACATCGTACAAGACCCTAGCGCACCAGAAGCATTTGTTAATGGTATTATGGAAGGTGTTGACTGGGTCTGGAATAACGGTGTTTTGTGTCCTCAAGTAATTGAAAAAATGGAGACTGAAATTAAAACCGCTCCGAAAACTGTCTTATATGAGACAAGTGTTCGAGAGTTCAAAAATTTCCTCTCGTTAATAAAATCTAAAATATAGGAGTCAATAATGACTGAAGAAACTAAAGTCGAAGTTGAACTTCACGATGAAGACATTAACGACATTGTGGAAGAAACTCTCGAAGAAGGAAGCGCTCCTGCTCCTAAAGGGAAACCTGATGCAAATGCAACTGACGAAGATGAGTCAATTGCAACTGTAGACAAGGCAGCAGACGCAACCAAAGCAAAACAAGCTCCTGCACCAAAAACCAAAGCGGGCATGATTAATGCTATGAGCATGAAGTTACACGCCATGAAAAAGGCAGACCTTCAAGCTTCATACGGTAAGATGATGGGCGAAGATGTTGAAGTATCAGAAGACACAATCGTGGAAACGAGTGTTGACACTGCTGCTGAACTAGACGCATTAGTCGAGTCTGAAGCTACTCTCAGTGATGAGTTTAAAGCTAAAACCGCTGTAATTTTTGAGGCTGCTGTGAAATCAAAACTGTCTGAAGAAGTAGACCGTATTGAAGCACAGTACAAGGAAGAACTCGCAGAAGAAATCTCTTCTACGAAGGCAGACCTTGTAGAGAAAGTAGACAGCTACCTGAACTATGTAGTTGAATCTTGGATGGAAGAAAATCAAGTTGCAATCCAGAACGGACTCCGTGCTGAAATTGCCGAGACTTTCATGGACAAAATGAAAGACCTGTTTACAGAGTCTTACATTGACGTACCTGAATCCAAAGTTGACCTAGTTGACGAACTTGCTGAGTCAGTAGAAGAACTAGAGGCACGCCTCAACGAAACTACTCAGAAAGTAATCGATACTACTGGTGAGTTGGAAGCATACAAACGTGATTCAATCATTCGTGAATCATCACGTGATCTTGCTGACACTCAAGTAGAGAAATTGAAGTCACTCGTAGAAGACATCGACTTTGAAGATGAAGATCAATTCTCATCCAAAGTTAAGACTGTTATCGAGTCATACTTCACCAAAGAAATCGCAAGTAGTGAAGAAGTAGAACAAATCGTAGAAGATGCTGACAGTACTGTCGAAGTATCACCTATGATGGAACAATACCTCTCTGCTATTCGCAAAACAACACCTAAACATTAAGGAAAATTAAAATGCAATCTTATGACACATTAGTCGAAAAGTGGGCTCCAGTTCTAAACGAAGAGTCTGCTGGCGTGATTCAAGACAATCACCGCCGTGCAGTTACCGCTGCAATCCTAGAGAACCAAGAAAAAGCAATCATGGAGCAGTCTGCTCAAGAGAATGGTTTCTTGTCTGAGAACGCTGCTCGTGGCGTTAACAACACTGGTTCTGTAAACAACTTTGACCCCGTACTTATCTCTTTGGTAAGACGTGCAATGCCTAACCTCATCGCTTATGATGTGTGTGGTGTTCAACCTATGAATGGCCCAACTGGTCTCATCTTTGCGATGAAGTCACGTTATCAGGGTGGTTCTACTTCTAACCGTGAAGCACTTGTCAACGAAGCAGAGACTCAGTTCTCTGGTGACTCGTCTGGTACTCACGATTCAGATAACGTTTCTGGTTTCAATGGTATTGATTCCGAAGGTGCTCGTCTGACTTCACTTGCCGCTGGTGGTATGTCCACTGCTGATGCTGAAGCACTTGGTCGTACTGGTGGTTCTTCTTTCAACGAGATGGGTTTCACCATCGAACGTCAGACTGTTACTGCTAAGTCACGTGCGTTGAAGGCAGAGTACACTCTTGAACTCGCTCAAGACCTTAAAGCAATCCACGGTTTGGATGCAGAAACTGAGTTGGCAAACATTTTGTCTACTGAGATTCTTGCTGAAATCAACCGTGAGGTTATCCGTACTATCAACTCTCAGGCAAAAACTGGTGCTCAACAGTCTAACGTGACTGCTAAAGGTATCTTTAACATGTCTACTGACACTGATGGTCGTTGGTCTGCTGAGAAGTTCAAAGGTCTGACTGTACAGATTGACCGTGAGTGTAACACTATTGCTAAAGAAACTAGACGTGGTAAAGGTAACGTACTCATCTGTTCTTCAGATGTTGCTACTGCACTTGCTGCTGCTGGTTCTTTGGACTATAGTCCTGCTATCAACAACAACCTTCAGGTTGACGATACTGGTAACACTTTTGCTGGTGTATTGAACGGTCGTATCCGTGTATACATCGATCCCTATGCCAACACTGACTATGTAACTGTTGGTTATAAGGGTCAGAACCCATATGACAGTGGTGTATTCTACTGCCCATATGTACCATTACAGATGGTTAAAGCAGTTGGTGAAGATGACTTCCAACCACGTATCGGGTTCAAAACTCGTTACGGAATGGCGTCTAACCCATTTGTTGGTTCTACTCCTTCTGACGGTCTTGCTACTGCTAAGACTAACCAGTACTACCGCATCTTCAAGGTGACTAACATCTTGACCTAAGATTAGGTATAAAAATAAGAGTAGGGTAACCTACCACTTTTTAAGGGACTCTTCGGAGTCCCTTTTTTTATTTGTATAAATAACAGTGTTCACGATCTGAACAAAGAGTAGTAAAAGGGGATGCCCAGACTGGAGTGCCCAGATGGGTAAGCGTTCGGTATCTGGTTATCCAGTAATCTAGAAAAACAGGAGAGTACTATGCGTATTATTGCAATTGCGTTCGCATTAGTTTTGTCTGCATGTTCAACTGTCGATGCAACCATTGACGGTACTGGTGGTGTTATTAAAGGTGTCGGTTCTGATGTCTTTGGTGTGACCGCAGGTGTATTGGATGTAACATCTAATCTTATTAAAGATGTTGCTGATAAGACGGGAACTGCCGCAACTAAACCAGAAGAAGAAGAGTAACAAAACTAGGGGACTACGTGTCCCCTTACCAATTTTTAGTTCATCTGCTTTAGGTGTTTGGATGGGATGTTGCACCATGTGGTGTTTTTCACCATTTGATGCCACATATCAGGGGGTAGTTGTTTCTTGGTGTTTAGAATCTGATTGTAACAATTGATTTCATCTGTGTAGTCATAACCCTCAACAGACCATTCCTCAAAACGACTGTCTCGTGTCAATTCCCATACCGCCTTCTGTTCTTTATTTAAATTACCACTCACAAACTCAACATCAATATCAGACCATCGGGACTCTCCGATGTACATCTTAATGTCTTCAAATGGAATGACATAGTCTATGTACTCCCATTCTATCTGAGTTAACGAAGGCGCACCACCAAGATTTGCTCTTTCTAGTGGATCACGGATTACCATTATCGTAGGTTCAGTACCATCAAAAAAATAGTTACAATCATTGAAATCATCTATAG